GAACCGAAATCTACTCGAAGAACTTGCGTGGACGGCGAACTACCCGCCGAAAGGGTATGTGAACAAAGCCAATACAGACTACTACCAGTGGCTTGCTTTTATGGCCTACCAGACGATTAAGGACGGTGACGGGGATGGTCGGAGTTGAGCCTATTGTTACAGTATCGGATATCCAACAGGCTATGGACGATTTGAAAAAAGCCATGAGATTGTCCTACGCAAAGAACGGACGAATTACCGCATACGAAATAGACGGTACGGCCAAAACGATCATTTGTGCCGTGAATCAGCTTGCGGCGAGAAGAAAGTGTGGTGACGGGGATGGCTGATTGCAAAATATGCGCCAAACAGGACGATTGTCCGTTTGCAATATCCTCCGACATTATTTGCTCGTCCTACAAGCAACGAAGCATGTCCAACGCAGACCGCATCCGGGCCATGAGCGATGAGGAGCTGGCGAAATGGATGGTTGAAGTGTGCTGCATAGACAGCCCATTTGGATGCCCAGTGTTTGACCCAGCCATAGACAAGGATACAAGTTGCCGGACGTTGTGGCTCGACTGGCTCAAAAGCCCGGCGGAAACGGAAGGAGAATAAATGGCATTATTTGAAGATACACTTTTCGGTCACGTCGATAAGGTCCAAAAGGCCATCGACCGGCTGAGAGCATTTGAACCAAAAGAAGGTTACTACCTCGCATTTTCTGGCGGAAAAGACAGTCAGTGCATCTACCACCTGGCGAAGATGGCCGGGGTCAAATTCGACGCGCACTACTCTGTCACCACCGTGGACCCGCCGGAGCTTATGCGGTTTATCAAAGAGCAATACCCGGACGTGGAGTGGGAGCGGCACTACTGGCCGGACAATCCAAAGTATAACCTCCCGTCCGGGAAGAGCAGACAGATCACAATGTGGAACCTGATCGCGGACCACACGATCCCTCCGACACGACAGGCCCGGTACTGCTGCTCTGCGTTGAAGGAGTCCGGGGGGGGTGGACGTTTGGTTGTCACCGGTGTACGTTGGGCCGAATCCGCCAGGAGAAAAGCACTGCACGGTGTAGCTGACATACAGACAGAGAGCAAGAAGCTACATAAAGAGGCGATGGAGACAAACGCCACCGCCACAAAGGTCAACAAAAACGGCGGACTTGTTTTCATGGACGACAACGCCGAATCCCGCCGCATGGTTGAACACTGCTATGCAAAGCGGAAAACCACGGTCAATCCCATCGTGGACTGGGAGGACGAGGACGTATGGGAATTTCTCAACGAGGTCGCCCAGGTCCCGCACTGCTGCTTGTATGACGAGGGATTCACCCGGTTGGGCTGTGTCGGTTGTCCGCTCCAGGGACGCGCCGGTATGCTTCGAGACTTTGAGCGCTGGCCCCGGTACAAAGAGCTGTACATCCGAGCTTTCGACAAGATGATCCAAAACCACCCCGGCGAAATCAAGGTGGCATCTGGAGAATTAGCTGAAAATAACGGGGGGTACAGCGATATACACAGGATGGGTCGCATGGAACGCCTGACGGAGACTGCTCCGGCCATGCGACCTGCGAACAGGCCAAGCCCGGAGATCAACCGAAAAGAACTCCAGTGGTGGTTGACGATGAATGCGGAGGAGAACTTTCTGTACTGGATAAGCAACTGCTGACGGGTGGCGCTCCACACACACACACACACACGGGGCGGCGATGCTCGATTGGTGGCTCTGGATGCTCAGAGAACCAAAGGACAGAGACGAACCAAACCCAATACAGCGGGGGCGCAATACCTGACGTACTGGCTGTGGAGGTGTCGGGAGAACCCAGCGGACGAGGAGCCAAAGCCTTTAATCCTGACCCGCACATAGCAGATTATGAGAGCGGCGAATCGCTGTTTCTCGCTTGGGTGGGGGGTTCCATACCCAGGCTCCACCGAAACAAAAAATATGAGGAAGTGACGACAATGCCAATCCTGATTAAAGACATGGAGATGCCAAAAAACTGCGGCGAGTGTAGTTTTCTATATGAGGGCGCGTTCGATGGAAAAATATATCCTTGTGTATGCCATGCAAAAGGATTTCTTGTGAAACCGTCTGAAACGGACATGCGGGATGGACTTTGCCCTCTCGTCGAAATCAAACGCCCGAAGTACGATGCCCAGCTCCTCCGGGACTGCGGCATGGAGGAGTGACAGATGATAACCTACGTACCGGACCGGGCCGCGTACCTGGCGGACCACTACTATGACGACGAGTGCGCCGAGCCCTGCGGCCTGTGCGAGAACGCACACTACTGCGGCTTCTGCTGCGTGCGGACCTGCTATTACACCTACGAGTGCTCCGACTGTGACCTGTACGGTTACTGCGAGGACCCCCACAAAATCAGAGAGGACCGGGATTGACCCGGCCCTCTTCTTTTTTACCAGTGCGCGTCATCAAACCCGGACGCCGCACCGTACACGTCCTGGATCGGCTCCCAGTCCGCCGGCTGCCGCACCCGCGGCCCGATGACGGCGAACTTCTCCAGCATCTCATCGTACCGCGCCTGCAGGAAATTCGCCAGCGGCGGATTCTCGTCGGCCAGCAGTGCCGCCCCAAGCCCATACGGGGCAACGGAGAAGCACAGCTCGTCATCCAGCGCCACTTCGTCCTCCATGGACTTGAACACCTTCGCCCCTGGCCGCAGCCGGTACTTCGCGTGTCCGGCGGCAGCGGGATCTCCCCGGTTCTCCGTGTCGAACTGCGCCTGATACCGACTGTCATACAGATACAGCTCCGGGAACAGCGCCGTCATGATCGCCGGCGTCCGGTTCTCATAGTCCCGGGTGTTGTCGTTCGTGGGGCTCCCCTCCGGGTCGTACTCGTCCATATGGGAGATGGCGATATCGTAGATCTGTTTCAGCGTGATCATTTTTTGCCTCCCGATACATAGTATTTGCTTCCGGCTACGTAGCTTTCATAATGCCCGGCGGCCCACTGTTCCATGGTATCGCCGCTCTTCTTGGCGTCAAGCCACTCGTCGTAAGTCTTGTCGCTCTTGATTGTATTCCGGTAATAGGCGTCCTTCGCCGCCTGCGGCATATCGCTCTTGGATACGGACACCAGCTTCTGCCAGTCCTTCACGCTGCCGCCGCCAGCCGCGGGAAGCTCCTTGATGCCGGAGCTGAGTTCCGACCACTGCGCCAGCGTCGCGCCGTGCTGCACCATGTCCTGTGTGGTCTCGTTCGTCAGGAACGACCCGCCGTACTTGGCGTAAGCGTCGGCGTACTCCGCCTCGTCCATGCCGTAGATCTCCATGAGCTCGTCCTGGTGCTTAAACATGGCGTTGCTGCTTACATACGTCGGGTCCGCCGCCATCTTCGCCTTTTCCTTTGCGATGGTCTTGGCGTTTTTCAGCTGCTCCGCTCGCTGCTTATCGTCCATGCCCGCCCACTCCGGGGAGTCCATGGCCGCCTGTACGCTGGCAAGATACTCCTGCCCGAAAGTGGTCTGGTACGCCACATACTCGTCGCCGGTCAGATGGTGGCCGTTGACCTCTGTGCTCTGGGACGCACGCTCCGGCAGCACGTTCTCGCTCGTGGCCTGCTGGATGCGCAGAAGCTCATCCTCCAGCCCGGTGCTCCGGTCCCGGCTCATATAGGCGGGGTTCAGGAAGTTGTTCAGCATCCGCTCGTATAGCGGCCCGGTGTCCTGCGTCCGGCCCCATGCGTCCACATAGGGGATCTGGTTGTATTCCACGCCGGGGACCTTGTTCAGGATGGAGCCGAGGTTGTACTGCAGATCGGGATGCCGTGCCACATACAGGTCCGACATATCCGGCGTCAGACCGAAGGCGTTCAAATCGCCGCCTCCGCCGGTGCGGTCCGTAAACGTGGAGTTGCGCTGGTCCTCCAGGAACGTGCGCTCCACCGCGCCGCCAAGCGTCGGGAAGAACTGCCCGGCCAGGTTGCCGGCGGTGGCTCTGGCAAAGGTCCAAAGCCAGTCGTCGTCCGTGTACTGCAGGTTTTCCAGCAGGTCCGTCACGGAGGACAGCATAGTCATCTCAAACACAGGGTCGGACAGGTTCTTCATGGCGTCCAAAAAGTTCTCAAACGCCGTGTTGTCGTTCTCCGCCCCCTGCATCCGGTACAGCTCCGCGCCGATCAGCATCGGCAAAGAGCCAATACCGGCGTTTTCTGCGGAGATGTAGCGATCCCCGAACACGAAGGAATGATTCTGCACGCCGCGCAGCGTCTTCATGTTCTGGACGTTCTCGTCCTCATCGTCGCCGCCGGTCAGCGCCCCAGCCTTTGCCAGGAAGTAGCCGATGGCCAGCAGGCCCGTCCCCGTCACGCCCTGCGCGATCTTGTCCATGGCCTCCGCCGGGGTGTATTTCCCGTTCTGCACGCCGCGGGTCAAAGCGCCGATGCCCTGGAGAAGTCCCGCCGGGGAATACTGCCATGCCCGGTTCAGCAGGTTTGCCGGCGTCCGCTTGAAGGGGAGGTTGATATTCACAAAGGCGTTCCACGTGTCGGCCACGCCGCCGCCCTGCACATTGCTGACCCTGTTCAGGAACTGGGAGAGCTGGGACGCCTCGCGGAAGGTCTGCTTCTGGCTGTATTCCACAGCCCGGTCAACCATCTCCTGCCACTTGGCAGCGTCCACCGCGCCGTGTTCCACGTCCGCGCCGGTGATGTTGTTCAGCTTCATCTCACGGGCCAGCTGCCGGGCAAAGGCGGGTTTGGAATGCCACACGTCCTCCAGGTCCAGCATCTTTCCGCTGAAGTCGGACACCGCCTGCAGGGCTTTGTTCTTCTTCCAAACAGTCTTGTGGCGGTCGATCTCGTTTTTGCCGCCCTCCTCCCACTTGGCCCCGTCCTCTACCCCGCGAATATTCTTGTCGTAGAAGTCCAGGCCGTACAGGTAGTTTGCCCGGTCCGCGCCGAACACGTTGATCTGCGCCGTGGTCCGCTGGTCCGCTGGGAGGAGCTGCTGCAGCCCCAGGTTCACAAGGTCCTTCGCCGCTACGATGGGCTCGGAAAGGACGTTGCCCACGATGTTCTTCATGTGGGTCCGCGGGTTGAACAGCATGGAGAAGTACCGCCAGTTGTTCACCTTCTCGATCCAGGACGCGGGTGCCTGCGCTCCCAGGTCGTCCAGGATCTGCTTCTTGATCGCCGCGCGCTCCTCGTCCGTCTCCGCGTCCAGGAACTGATTCACCAGTCCCTCGTCGATCTCGATGCGAATATTCCGCTGGCGCTGTGTCAGATGCTTCATGTTGGGGATGTTCTGGTTGTAGGCGTCCACCGCCTTCCGCATGAGATACACCTGGTCAGCCGGCGTAAGGCTCATGGCGTACCCATCCACCATGTTGTTGATCTTCTGGATGATCTTTCCGGCCTGTACGGTCTGTGCAGCCTTGGTCATCATGGTTCGATACGCAACGTACATATCCGTGAAATCGCGCATCCGTCCCATGTCGTTCGCCGTCTTCATAAGAAGTGCTCCGCGGGCCGCAAGCTCAGATCCGCCGTTGCCGGACCCGGCATCCTTGATGAAGTCGTCCATGGACTTTGCGTATCCGTCGTTTCGGATTCTCGATATGGCTTTGTCCACGTCGCCCTGGTTCGTGGTGGCAAGATACCGTGCCGCCGCCCGGAAGCTGTCCGTGTCCATGATGGACCTCATGCCCTCGGTCAGCGTCTCGGAGTTCATCACCGTTTCGTATGTCTTGGACTGCCGCGTCCCCGGCCCGGCGTTCACCGCGTTGGGGTTGCCCGTGTCCCATGTGACCCGGTTTGCCCAGTCCATGCCATCCCGGGCGTTGGACTGGTTCGCCCCGTCCGCCCGCATGGGCATGGCGGGCATCGGCATCGTGGGCCGCGTGCCGTCCCCGGCCATTTCCGGGATCACCTGCTCCGGCGGGACCACCGGGCGGGAAGGCTCCGCGCCCTGCTCCGTCTCTGTCTGGACCGTCGCCGGCTCCGCATAATCCACGGCAGGTTCGGCCTCCTCGCTCACAAACACCGGCGCGTCAGGACCGGGTCCGTCGTCCGCCGTCTGGTATTCCGCCCGGCCATCCACCTGCCAGGCAAGGTCAGGATTCTCCCGGATGAAGTCGGCGCGCACCTCGTCCTCCGTGGCCTCGCCAAGGGCCACGAGCATCTGGTTCTCGTCCCTAAACCTCTGCCACTCGTTCCGTGCGCCCTGGATGTTCCGCTTCGCCTCGATGTATGCCTCGTTCGGCGCCACGCGCTCGTTCCCCACGCCCGTGGAGTATCCGTTGGTCAGCGCCCGGTCAAGTATGATCTCCAGCCGCTTCGCCAGCGCATAGTTTTCCTGGCCGTTGTCGTTTATGATCGCCTCGCACGCCTTCACGACTTCCGGGCGGCTGAAATACTGCGTAGCCTCTTCCAGCAGCGGGGAATAGATCTGTCTGCCGCGGACAGGGTTTGCCAGTGACATCTCCGCGTCCTGGGCCATCTCCGCCGCCAGCGCCGCGTAGTAGTCGTGCAGCTCCGGATGGTCAAAGGAGAATGCCTTGATCCTGGTGTTGCCCATGTCCTCCCAGTCGCGGACCTCGATGTGGTTCTCCGGCTGGTTCCGGTTCGGGCTGGTCTCACCGCGCTCTGCCCGGTCCTCGCCCATCTGCTCATACTGCAGGGACACGGCCTCCTGCCGCAGCTCGTCGCCCTCGCGAAGCAGTGCGTCGTACTCTTCCTGGCCCACGGTCTCGCCCATCTGTCCCCGGCGCTCCATGGCGGCCTTCCGTGCGTTGTAATCCGCCGCTCTCTGGTTCAGGTCCTGCATCCGCTCGGCAATGCTTGGCCGCTCTACGATCTGGATCTCCGTGTCTCGCACGTTGTCGCCGGCCATGGCCTCCGGCGTCTCGTCCGCCCAGTGCCATTTCCCATCCGGGCCGATGTCGCCTTCCCGCCATATATCCATCATATCCAGATACTCGGAAGTGTCGCCGGTGTCCTCCTCGGCCTCCGTGACAGCCTCCTCCGCACGTTTAACCGCGTCCAGGGATTCACTGGTATCTCTGTTGTTCTGATTTCTCCAGCCCCGCATATCGCCGCCAATGAGCTCGTACAGGGCGGGGCCGTCAGGGACAGGAGATGCCTGCTGTACAGCATCCACGGCCATGACCGCGTCCTGTGCCGCTCTCCGCGCAACGGGGCTTCCGTTCATGAGAACGCTGCCGCCGGTGCCAAGCCCGCCAAGGATCGCGCCAACGCCGAAAGAACGCCAAGAGTCCCGTGCATCCGGCTTGTCATAGCTCCAGCCCTCGCCTCGTGCGGCGTTCCGCATGGCGTCCGCAAGCGGGTCCAGATGGTCGCCTATGACTTCCTCCAGACCTTCCTCCACGGCAGACGCGGGAACTCTGGCAATCCTGGCCGCGGCGCTGGAGATCAACTTGTTGTAGCCGTTCTCACCCAGCACCTTCTTCATGGTCCGCTCGGCAATGCTCGTGCCCTTGTCGTATACCGGGTTGCCGCCGAAGATGTGTTCTGTGGCCCACTCGATGGCCGCGTTCTTCGCACCCTGATACAGCTGCTCGTTGATATCGCCGCCGTTCTGCGCCGCCTGGGACGCGCCGCCGCCAAAGGACCGCACGATCATGGGAGCCATGTTTCCGAAGCCGGTCAGGGTTCCGACGCCAACGTCACCAAGCATCTCGCCGCCGGCAATGGCCGCGTCCGTCAGCAGGGACATGACAGTCCCCTGCCCGCGCTTGGCCAGCTCCCCGGCCTCTGCGCCCTGCCGCATCAGCTCGGCGGACTGTCCGTACAGCTCCTGCCTCGCCTGGGCCGCGCGCTCACGCCGTCCGCCCTCTCGCTCCTCTACCGTTTCCGGCTTGTACGGGGCGGCCATCTGGTCATAGTACTCCAGCATAAGCTCATCCGGCTGCTCGCCGGCCTGCGTGCTCTGGTCTATGTAGTCCTGCTTTGCCCGCATCCACTGGTCGTACTGGGCGCTGCTGGTCTCCAGCTCGCGTTTCGCCGCCGTGTCTCGTTCAAGGCCGGAAAGCGCTTCCGCCGTAGTAGCCGCCGCGCCGGCATAGGACCCGGCGGTGTTCTTCGCCGCGGCCTCGCCAACGTCGGAAAGCCACTCGCCAAGGGTCGCCCGGTCCACGGGGTCCTTGATATCCTCCAGCATATCACGGGCGATCTCGTACTCCTCCCGGCTGATGTCGGTGTCGCCGGACTCATAACGGTCCACGGTGGACTGATACCCGGTCATAAGACGCTCCCGCTCCGGGTCGCGACGTCCTGCGGCCATGACAGCGCCGGGCGTTCTCTGCAGACCGACGTCACCGGAAAGCCAGTTGGAAAAGCTGTTCCAGCTCTCCGGGGTGTTCAGGCTGTCAAGCGTCGGGGCGTTTCTGATCTTTTCCGCCTGCGCCGCTCTCTCGGCGGCCTCGGCCTTTTCTCTCTCCTCTTCCTGTCCCAGCTGTGCCCGCCGATTCTCGCGCGGTCCGGACGCCATGATCCCGGCGGAAGGGGTGTAGCCGGAAGTTCTGCCAAGCGGACCGGCGACGCTGCCCGCCGCGTCCTCGATGGCGTCCCGTGCCATCTGGTACTGGAAGTAGTCAACGGACCCGGGATCGGCGTTGAAACTGTCCACGATCTGCTGGTTTTGAGCGTTGCGGCGCTCCTCCCGCTCACGCTGACGTGCCCGCTCGGAATACGCTCCGGACCTCTGACGGCTCCGGCTCCCGGATGTGTCCCGGGAGCTTTTCTGCCTGCCGGCGTCGCGGGCGCTGGTCTGCCGTTCGGTCTGCTGTGAGCTGGACCTTTCGGAGATGTTGCCGCCGCGCACTCTGGACACGAGACCGGAGCCGCTGCTGGTTCTGGAGGAGCTTGTCCCGGTGCTGGCGGTCTTGGTACTTGTCGATCCGCCGCCGGACCCGGCCCGGATCTTCGCCGCCAGCCCCTCCTCGTTTTTCTTCTTCTTCGTCGCCATGCCGTAAACCTCACATCTGCTGTCCGGTCATTCTCTGCTTTGTGTTCCCGGTGCTCTTGGTGTTGCCTGTGCTGCCCGAGCTCCCGCTGGTCAGGCTGCTCCAGATGGACTTCGCCCGGTCTGCCACGGAGCTGCCCGCCGCCGTAGCCGCCGCCGTGATCGCGCTGCCCACGGTATTGCCGGAGCCGCCGGTGCTTCTGCTGCTGCGTCCGCCGCCTCTGCCGGAGCTGCCGCCGCCACCGCCGCCGGAGCCTCCGCCGTACATCTGATACCACCACAGGTTGTACATGGTCTGGATCTGCGCATCGGTGTAGCCAAGGGCCTTGTACCCGGAGAAGTCGCCGTACTGGGCCAGGGTCTCGGCCTTGTCCAAAGCACGGTCGTATTCCCGCTCGTAGTCCTCGCTCATGGCCCGGTTCACGGTGTAGCCGGAGTTCCATGCGTTATAATTCTCCTGCGCCTGGGCTCTCTGCGTGGCAAGGATGGACTCGTCCACCCGGACCGCCTCGTCATACAGGGCCTTCGCCCGCTGCAGGTTTCCGTTCGCGATGGCCTCCGCCACGGCGTTCTGGTAGTCCGCGGTGGTCTGCCGCCGCGCCTGCTCAAAGTCGGACATGGCGGTCATCTCCGCCTGCCGCAGCTGGGTCATGTTCTTCAGGTAGTTGTTGTTCGCCGCCAGCTGGTACTGGCTCCCGGCCCCCACGTTCACGCCACGGGACGCGGCGTTCTCCCGGAAGTTCCGGTTGGCGATCTCCGTGTCCGCCGCCAGCGCCTCACGCTGGGCCTTGTACTGCTGGGGCACCTTGCTTGCCGCATACTCCAGCGCCCGGACGTTGTTGTCGTAGGCGTTCCGCTGGGTCTGCTGCTGGGCGTTCAGGTACTGGTCATAGTAGGCATTCACCTTGTCCGCCTGGCTCTCCGCCGGCTTGAATACCTCCGCCTGATACGGGGTCATGTTGGATGCGCTGGCCGCTTTCCGCGCGCTCTCCAGCTCTTCAAACGTCGCCATTACGACACCTCCCTTACGCCGTGCGCTGCCAGACGTTGACAGTCAGATACGGCGGCATATTGTTGTGCGCTCCGCCGCCGCCGGTGATTCCTGTGCGGATTGCGGAAATCTTTGTGTTCTGCCCGGCGCTGACGCCGTATGCGCCCTCGCCGCTCTTGTAGTAGTGGATCTCCTCCGTGCTGTCGTGGTAATGGGGCGGAATCTCCGTCACAAGCAGCGTATGAGCCGCCTCGCCGCCAGTGGACCCGTTGGAGTACGTATCGCCGGCCGCCAGAAGGAACCGGTCCTTGATCCTTGTCCAGGTGCCGAACCCGAAGAGGGTCGCCGGGTCCGTGTTCGCGGCGGAGATGTACAGCGCCCCAACAGGGTAGACCTTGTCCAGAATGTCGGTGTACGCAAGGCCCAGATTGGCCCGGCCCGTCTCTGCCGTGGTGCCGCCCGTGCCGCCCTTGCTCACCGGGACCGCCTGGCTCATGTAGTTGGGGTTCAGCGTGACGGGGATGCTTACGTCCCCGGACAGGTCCGTGTTCACACTGCCGGAAGCGCCGTTCTCCAGCGTGATGTTCACGGGGCTTTTCAGGCGCTTCGCCACCGCGCTGCCCAATGCGGAATACACCGCCGCGGACGTGGGCAGGTGGTCGAAGCTGTTCGTCAGGTCAGCCACGTCCAGGGAGTTCACCGCCGCCAGCAGCCCGATGCTCTGGTTCAGCTGGGGAATCAGGACGGAGTTTATCCATTCCTGGATCATAAGCCCGCCCTGGTCGAATTTGGCCTTCATCTCCTGGGCGGTCAGGCCGCCGGTCACGTTCGGCTCGTCCGGCAGCGCCGCGATGACGTTCAGATCGTCGGTATAGTTGGGAATAGGCATGATATGTCCTCCTACTTGATCGTGCGCATATACACCGTGTTCCGAACGGTGACGTCCATGCTGGTGAGCCGCGCCGTTGTCTTGGCGCTCTTGCTCTCCAGGCATATCTGCAGGTATGCGTATTTTTTCTGTTTGAGCTTGATTCTGGATATACGGGGGACCATGGCCGTGCTGAAGGTGAAGTCCCCGAAGTCGATGTCCCGGAAGTTGATGGCGTTGGCCCGCACTACCACCGCGTCGTTTTCGCCCAAATCCGTCTCCCGGTCGCTGTTGGTGTACACGTGGACCAGACTGTGGGACTCCGGCTTCATTCCGCAGAAGATGCGCAGGCTGTACTTTTTCAGCCACTCCGCGCCGAATGGAAGGGAGCCGCTTTGCCACTTGGCCGTAATCTCCTCGCCGTCGTCGCTCCGCCAGGTCTCGGAAACGTGCCGGATGCCGCCGCTGCCGTCGCCGTAATACAGGTCCCGGTCGATGGCCACAAAGCACGTGGCGGGGAAGTTGGAGTAGGTGTACCAGACGTCCGCAGCGTAGTTGTGCACCAGCGCCCGGTCCCGGTATACGATGTAAAGGGTCTGGGCGTAGTTGTGGTCGAACATGATACACTGCGCCATGTCGAACTGCGCCGCCGTCGCCTCCACCCTGTCAGATATCCGCCGGGCCTGCCGCTCGTCCAGGGTAAGGTTACTGCTGTACGAGCTGTTATTTTTCCATCGGTAGATGTCCCGCCCGTGCAGGGTGACCGGGTCGTTCAGAATGAGCGGCACCTGGCCGGGGGCCACGTTGCCGATGGCCCGGTTCGTGGGGACTACGATAAAAGACTGTATCGCCGTGCCGTCCGGCAGGGTCATGGAGCTGCTGCCGATGGAGTACGCCCCGTCCGCCTTGAAGGCGATCAGGCGGGAGTAGTGCTTGATAAGTGACGTGACCGGGGTGTTCGCCGCGCCGATGTCCAGAATATTCATGTCCGGGAAATATTCGGCGCTGGGGCTGCCGTCGTACTCCACGCCGGAGTAGAACACCAGGTTGGACCCGTCGCCGTATACGAAAACCCGGTTGTCCGTCGCGCCGGAGTACAGCTCCGCGTACCGCATGGCGTGGATCTGGTAGGCGTAGCTGTGGTCCACCGTCCACCCGACCTCCAGCGTGTTCGTGCCCTCCGGCACCGCCAGCTGCAGGGATATGGTGATCTCCGCGTCCTCCGCCGGGGCCTCGTCGAACACGATCTCATGCAGGGCGGCGTTGTAAGTGTATCCGTCCGTCACCATCACCCCGGCCACCTGCACCGCAAGGCTCTCCACGGCCTGATGCTCCAGGGCAAAGTGCGTCGTCTCGCCGTCGCCGAAGAACGACTCCGATGCCGTGCCGCTGTCAAAGATCAGCACGCCGTCGCCCAGCCGGTAGGTGTAGTTGGAGAGGGTATCGCCCGTCGCCCGGTCCTTCACCCAGTCGATTTGACGCAGATCCTTTTCCGGGAGCTGGAAGGTGTTGGTCTTCCCGTCCGGGGACAGGAACGCCCGCCGGGTGCCGTTGAGCTTGTTCACCTGTTCCAGGGTCGTGCCGCCGCCGGACGGTCCGACGCCCACGGCCACCACGGGCCGGTATCCCGTCACGTCATACAGCTCCGCGCCGTCATAGCACCGGTACTGCGTCCCGGTCATGATGTACAGTTGTTCGGCAAAGCCGAACATGAAGACCGTGTTCAGGGTGTTCACGTCGCCCAGCTCGGTTTTCGTCCAGCCGTTCGCCGTATTCTCGCAGCGCCACAGTTTCCCGCCGCAGGCGGCCACAGTCTGCTTCACGCCCTTGATATAGCCGTGCCATATGGCCTTGACCGGCTCTCCGTCCGCCAGGGTCAGCACGGTCTTCGTACCCGGACGGACCTGCAGATTCCCGTCCCGGGTGATCCGCCAGTTGTCGCACAGGGTCGCCTCGCCCAGCTGCAGCTTCGTGTCGCCGTTGGGGTTCTCGTTCAGGCCCTTCCAGCTTCGGATCTGCCAGACGGACTCGCCCTGCGTGCCTGTTATCCTTGCCATGTGCTATCCTCCAAGAGCGAAAGCCCCGGATGCCCGGCTCTGTAAACGCCCGGACCCGGGGCTTTCGCTTATCCGATTAAACTTCCCCAGGTCTGCGGCCCGGCCACGCCGTCCACGGAAAGCCCGTGCTCGCTCTGGTACTTCTGCAGCGCCTTGTCGGTCTGCGCTCCGAAATCCCCGTCCACGGCGCAGGCACAGTCGTTTCCGGAGAGCAGGATCTGCAGGGCCTTGACCGCCTTGCCCTCGCTCCCGATCTGCACCTGGTATCCCTTGACGGTGATCTCCTTCGGTCCGGGCGCGGTCTCGGAGTAGTCGATGTATTTCGGCATTCCCCAAAGCGCCCAGCCCCGGTCTTTGAGTTTGGTCTTGACCACGCCGTAGGCATGGCCCCGGGCCTCAATGACTTCGCCGTTTCCGATGTACACGCCCACGTGTCCCATGCTTGCCATGAACACGCAAACACCGGGAACATCCGGCATCCCGGAAAGGCTCCCCCGCCTGGTGCACCGGTTGTACAGCATGGGGACGTTGCAGTCCTCGGAGGACGTATACACCGGGGTACTGGTCGGCGTAGCGCTCCACAGGTAGCCCTTGATAAGACCCACGCAGTCGTGGACACGCTTTCCGAACTGGGACGAGAAATCCGAAGCCGTGTAGTAGCCGGGGTACTGGGCCTTTTTCTCCCGGTACAGGGCGGCGGTGGCCGTCTGGCCGTAAGTGCCCCACCAGTACGGGAGCCCCAGTTGGGCCTTGCAGTATTCCACAAGGCCCTGAGCGGTTTTACTCATTCGTCAACCTCCGGCAAACCGGCCAGGCTTGTCAGGATGGACAGGATCGCCGCCAGCAGCGCCGCGGACCCAGCCGCCAGCCAGTTCACGTCGCCCATCACCGCCGCCGTTCCGATGGTGGCCGCTGCGGTCTGGCAAAACGTCTTCAGCGCGCGGATTCCCGCCGCCTTGATCCAGGTATACTTTTTCATGATGTTACCTCCCACTCGTCAACCTCGGTGTTGATCTTTGTAATGAAGCTGTTCCCGTTAAGGGCTTTGTACGCCGCATAGCAGTCTTTGAAGTTCTCATATTCGTACTGCCGCATTTTTTGTTCTTCTTTGTGGCGGTAGTACGTCCTCGTCATTTCTGACCGTAGGATGCACCGCTGGCCCTCCACCAGGGCGTTGCCCCAGCGGAGAACCTGCCAGATGATGACAAGCGCGGCGGCGATGCCGGTGATATACCCGGCGATTTGCAAAAGGCTCATGCCCCCGCCTCCCGCAGGACACCGTTGCCGATCATCTCAGACAGCACTCCGCCGAACCACTCCAGGCAGATTTTGGTAAAGTCAGACGATGTACTCCAGTCTGGCACGACATCCTCAGAGACCTCCACAACGTTTGTCGGGACTTGCTGTACGACCTCTCCATAACCCATGATCCCAGACCCATAAGAGGGACCGCCTGTGGCACAATGGAATACAGTATCGTTATTGAATTCGTCTCGAAGATAATCATGAAAATCTTTTGTGAACGAGTACAATACCGGTGTTGTGGATTCTCCAGATGCCGTATACCCATACCCGCCATAATTATGACCATAGGGATCAGTATGACAATCCATCCAGTAATCCATGGGATAGGATGCAAAAGTCATCTGAATAGCCTTTGCCTCGTTGCATTCATAGGCAGGTCTTCCAGAAGAATCCAAAGACCTGTCGCTTGATGCATTAGGGAAGTTCCCGTTTGGCTCATATCCAAGACTGCAAAATCTTGAACTATTCTGCACGCCCCAGGGATTCCAGATCGGGACGATCACGAACCGTGTGCGATGGCGGATGCGCCGAAGTGTGGGATACTTGTACCCATTGTCCATCATCAAACGGACGAATCTGTACAAGCCAAAGAACCCACCGAACTCCGGGCCGTGAGCGCCGGCGGAAAGAAAAACGGTCTTTTCATAATACGGCGGTGTAATGATATACCGATAGATCGGATATGTACCGCTGCTATCCAGGATGATCTGCTCTTTTGTCACCTCGTCTGGGTAATCAGAAAGCAGCGTATCCCATGTGTCGCTGATAAAATCGGCATAGTAGTCAGCGGGGATCGTCCCCGTCGGTGCGTTGATCGGCGCACAGTAGGAAGCCACATCCTCAGCCTGCACGGTGAAGAAGCTTCCGTCAAAAAGAGTGTTCCCGAGAGCATTGTTTCTTGCGGGGATATCAACGCCCGTTTTCGCGAAGTCGCTATAAAGCCGGTCCGTGCTTCCCTCCGAAACAGACATCTCCCGTATCGCCCAAGTATTTGAAGGCTTTTTGTTGTACGTCAGAAATATCTTTTCGACTGTTCTCCCAGCCTCGGTTGTAGCTACCTTATTTGAAAATTTACTCTGATCGTTGTACCAACGGCAAAGAACGGATCTGGTCTCGCTATCTGTGTACTTAACCGAGACCATCAACCCAAATGTAATAGGACTTTCTGTCTCCCGCTCAGATTCAATGGGCAGATATGCCGACAATGAGATCGTATACTGCGTATTGGGCTTAAACCCGTTAAAGATAGTGATGCCGCGTCCCGCGTTCGGACCGAAATAGGCATTTAGATTGCTCAGCACTCCTGTATAAACACCACTTTCTTTTGTCCATCCGGAAGCGTTCAGAAGCTGGTCCATGTCAAACAGATTTGCGTTCACGGTTCCGTCGATCTCTTTAATCGTAGAAACCAGATCTCCAACCGCTCCAGCATCCGCAGCCATGCCAGCAATGCTCAGGGTCGTGTCAGTGGCATTGTCAAAGATCTTCCAATCACTCCATACAGCGCCATTGTAGCGTGTAATAGCAAGACCATTGTTGTTCACAAAGAAAATCAAATCCTGACTTGCTTGCGGCGTTGTACTGTCGTTACAGCGCAGTTTGAAATAATACCCCCAAGAGCTATTACCGATCATTGCAGAATTAATCAGCCCAAGCGCTGAAGCATCCGCAGTAATTTGCACAAGTCGTCTTGGCGGGATATCGTGAATGTCTTTTGTTGGAATCAATGCCTCGACTTCTTGAACGGTGTCGATCACATATGGATGACGCAAAAAAGCATAATCTCCAACCCGTTTCGCGTCTGCAGCCATGCCGGATACGGTCAGTGTGGTGTCGGTGTTGATAGCCACGGCGTTGTACACGCCGCCGGAGACCCAGTCGTTCCCGTCGTAGTAATACCAGTTGCCGTTTGTCATGCCGGACTCGGACCCGGTGTAGACATAGATCTTGTTCTCGTCCGTCATGGCGGCCTTGGTTGCCGCCTTCAAGGGAGACCCCACCGCCGCCTGCAGCGCGTTCATCCGGTTCTCCAGCGCGGTGTCAGACGCCGCCCTGTTCGTGGACTCCGTGCTGATCTTGCTATCCAGCGCCGTGTCCCCGGATTCCCTCTCGGCCTTCTCCGCGGCGATGGCGTCGCCCGTCGCCTTGGCTTCAGCCGCCGCGTTCGCCGTAGCAAGGCTCTTGTCGATGGTACCGTACAGGGAAGCGATCCACTCCTCCTCCGTGCCGGAGTAACCGTTCTGCACAGCCACCTCGTAGGCGCTGTAGCCGCGGGGACCGGGGCCTCCGATATGCAGGCCCACGCCGCCGAAATCCATTGTCTCGTTACTCATCGTCGTTCTCCTCTTCGCTTTTGAAGATCTTCGTGCCGGTGCTTTCGGACACGTGGACATATACGTCCATCTCCGCGCCCTTCACCCACACATCGGTTACATTCGTCCTGATCCTGCCCTCTATCGGCAGGATGTCCCCCGCCGCCAGCGCAAAGGTCTGCTCCTGCGTGATTGGCAGATAAAACACGCCGTCCTCATATACGCAGGTGTCCGGCCAGGTCCAGGAAAGTTCCCCCATGACGAACTCCGCCTCCGCCACGTTGACGATATCGACGGGCTCGCCGTTCAGGATGGCCGGGACGCCGATCAATGCCTGATCTCCCCGGCGTATCTTAATCAGCTTCACGCTGTTGACCTCCTATGGAAAAACCGGGGCGGGCGTATACCCGCCCCGGTCAAGGTTTTCCGGCCCCGTATCAGGTGCCGTTCTTGAAGACGTAGATGCCCTTCGCCTTGGGGGTGCGGACGAAGGCGTCGTAGATGATGCGGCCCTCGCCCAGGTCGCCGTCGATGCCGGGAGGATCGGTGTGCACACGCATGGTGCGCAGCTTGATGGGATCGGCGGTGGCATTTTTGTATTTGATCAGGAAGTGCACGCCGGTGGGCATATAGGTGTCAGGCACGGCGATCACGGGCATACCGTCCAGATAGCCCATCTTGCCGTTCTTGTAGGCGTCTGTTGCCATGGAGTCGGAGTGCTGGATCTGGTCGGACAGCTTGCAGTTCACAAACAGGGTGTTGCCAATGTAGATGAACCGGTTCTTCAGGGGTACCAGCTCGTTGCTCATGGCGGCGTTGCCCAGCATGATCTTCTCCACGATGGTGCTCTTGGTCAGGGACGCGGCGGTGCCGGTGCCGTTCAGGCCCGCGCCGGTGGCCCACTCGGTCAGACGGTGCTTGTCAACAAGCGGGGTGATCTGCTCGTCCCAGATGAATTTCAGGCGCTGGTTTGCCTTCTTCACGTTAAACTGCTCGGTGGCGTTGCCCTTGTCGATGATGAAGCTGAAGGACTTGTCCTGGGACAGGGTGTAGTTCGCCTTGGTGTCGCCCAGCTCGGCGGGGGTGCCGAAGCGGTTGCCGGATGCGGTGCGGTTGTAGTTGCCTACGGTCACCTGGTCCGCGGTCCACACGTGGATGGTGGCCACGCCGTCCCAGTCGAACTCCTTGCCGGCGGCCTGCTCGGTGAAAGATTCATGAGTGAAACGCTCGTCCAGAAGGGGACGATATTTTTCTGCGAGATTTACAGGCATTGCTATTTCCTCCGTTTTTCATATTGGGCCGGAGGCTCGCCCTCGCGGCCCGTCAGGTGCCGTCGTACCAGGCTTTGCGGAAGGAGTCCTCTTCGCCCTTGCCCTCCGTTTTCTGACTGCCTGTGGAACGGCCCTTGTTTTTGGTGTTCTGCTCTTTGGCCGTCAGTTTCTGGTTCAGCTCCTCCACCTGCTGCTTCAGCTGCCGGTTCTCCTCGGCGCGATAAGCTCCAACAAGATCCCCGGTCCGGGCAAACTCGTCCCAAACGGTCTTGGGTACGTTCTCCGCTTTCACGTCGGGGTACGCCTCGATGAACGCCTGGATCGCCTTGCTCCTCGCCGCGTCCTCCGCGTTCCCGGTCTTGATGGCGTTCCGCTCGCGCTCCAGCGCGGCCCTCTCCTTCTGGTTCTGGATGCGGCCCATGGCGACGGATACGTCGATGCCCTCATCCCGTGCCAGGATGTCCGCCCGCATCTTGTCGATCAGCTCGGTGACCGTCATTCTCTGCCGGTCTGCCAGCTCCTTCACAAAAGCCGCGGACTCCTCCCAGTCGGACGTGCTGTTCAGCTGCTCGGTGGTCTGGTCCAGCTTCTGACGGATGCGGTCATAGTCCATGCCCTTCTGGGCCAGCGCTATGACCTCGTCTCTCGACACCGTCCGGGTCTCGTCCATGTGCTTCAGGGTGAAGGTCTGGTCTGTACCTTCCGCCTCGTCCGCCGCATTTTCTTCTCCCTCGGTCTCGGCTCCCTCCGTTTCGGCTTCCGCGGTCTGGTCTGCACCGTCTTCCGCCTCCTCCGCAGGCGCGTCCTCCGACTCCGCCGGGAACTCCAGGGAATCCCAGTCGTCCCAGTCCGGCGCGGTCTCGGTCGCGTTGGTGTTGTTCATGTTCTCGTCCATGTGCTTTCCTTTCTGCCGCTATGGTCGGCGGCCTTCAAGAAATGTGTTGTATTTCAAACCGCTGGTCTGCGGTTGTTTACTCTGCGATGCCCGGGGGCACTTCCCCGGTCTCGTTGATGGCTCGCTGCAGCGAACCGTACCCGGACCCGCCGTGGACCTCCACGCCCTCCTCGGGCGAAGGCGCGGTGGGGCCTGCCTCCGGCGGCGCCATGGCCTGCATCGCCATCGCCTGCTTGATCTCGGAGATGAGCTCCTGCTTCCTCGGCACGTTCTGGTCCGGGATGCGCTCCAGATACTGCACGATGTCGATCTTCCCCTGCATCAGCAGGTTGTCCATGCTCTGCACCGCGGCCATTTCGGACCAGTACGAGCTCGCGCCAACGTCCAGCTTCAGCCGCAGGGGGATGTCCTTGAGCTGGGAGAAGTCGAACTCCACGGGCACGTTCACGCCCGCCGGGAGCATGGGCGAAGCCGCCGCGAACTCCTTCAGCTCCGACGGCAGCATCTCCTCCGGCACCTGGTCCAGCGGCATCTCCACATAGCGCTTGCCGTAGTACTCGCCGATGAAGTCCAGGTAGATCAGGCCCAGGTCCTCGATGCTGTCGTACAGGTTCTGCTTCGTCAGCTCCATCGGTACGGAGGAGGCCCGCTGCAGGGCGATGATGGCGGAGGTGTTGTCCGGCCTCGTGTTGCCCAGAGCCGCGTCCGTCGCGCCAAGAAAGCTGTTGGTGTAGTCGATCACCATGGAGATCAGCTCGTGCACCTGGGGCGACTGCTGCGCCGGCTCGATGATGGAGGCCACGCTCCGGGTGTCGCCGCCTTCCACGCCGATGGCCGCGCCCACCTGGTTCGTCCACCGCCGCACCCGGGTCCTGTCGTAGATGGTCCGGGGGAATGCGGTGTGCATCTGGGAGATCATGGTCAGCGCCACGAACTTGTTCACGAACATCTGGTTTGTCAGAAGCCCGGTGATCATGGCCTGGCCGTGGTAGCTGTCCTGCACATAGTCCCAGCACATCCAGGTCACGGGGTAGTGGGTGATTCCCAGATCCCACGGCTCGCGGATGATGACCTTTTCGGTGGCCTCCGCCGCCCAGATATGCTTTGTTTCCCGGTCACGGTACAGGTACAAAAGTACCGTCACCTTGTCGTCCGTCAGGCTGTCCATCTGGGACTGCGCCCCGTCTGAGTCGGCCTTGATCATGTCCAGGTCCTTGACCCCGTTCTCTTCGGCCTGGTACTTCACGTCGTCCACCATGCGCCGGCGGGCAATGATGATCCACGGCTGGGACTGGACGTGCCGGTCGTTGGGGTTGCCGAAAAACACCCGGGTGTTCTCAATGATCTCGGTCCGGATCGCGCCCTTCACGTCCTGCCCGGTCTCGGCGTCCTCGTCCCAGTACGTGAACGTGCAGCCGTCACCGTCCACCGCGGCGTTGCGCATGAACTCACGGGCCATCGCCGCGATCTTGTTGTGTTCAAAAAGCTCGTCAAACACCGCGTTCACGATATCCACCGCGCCCTGGATCTTCTGCCGGTCCTTCACCGCCGGCAGGGTCGTGGCGGAGATCTTCACGTTGTCGGAGGTGTTGGACGCCACACAGAACAGCGTGTCGCGCTTCAGGAAATTGAATACGGGCTGGGGCAGGCCGTTCGCCTGGACGCCCTCCCACTGCTTCCCGATGAAGAAGTTCTCGTTGTTCTTGACGGTCTCGTTCAGATTCAGCTGGTCGTTGAAGGAAAGCCCCGTCTGGTACTTCTTGGCGATCTCCTCCGCTGTCAGCTCTTCCTTTTTCTTCTCGCTCATGTGTGACCTCCGCCAAGGCCGAAGCTGATGATCTGCTCCAGACCCTTCTGGAACTCACGCTCCGCCTGGATCTGCTCCTCCACCAGCTCCGCGCCGCCGTCGCCCATGGCCAGAGCCAGCTCGTCCACCTTCTCCCGGAGGTTCTGGTTCTCCTCCTTCAGAGACTTCACGATGCCCACCAGCTCCAGCGCGGCCGCGTTCATCCGCTCGACTTCCACCCGGCTCTCGATCACCTGGGCGGTGAGGTTGGATATGGCCTTCAAAAGCTGCTCTCTCTGTTTCCTCATGCGCTCACTCCTATGTAGCTTGCCGTCGGCTCTCCGCCGCACATATACTCCTGGTACTCCTCGCCCTCGTCCTCGTCGTCATCCTCCAGGGCCGCCTGCTCCGCCTCCGCCGCCGTCTGACGGCTGACGCAGTAGTATCGCAAAGCGTCCACGGTGTGGGTGATCTCGTGGGGGATCTTGGCGCAGTCGTTCGGGTTCTTCTCGTCCGCCTGGATGTCCTGGATGTCGGATATCAGCTCCGGGCAGGTATTGAAGATCACAAGCCCCGGCTTCCCGTCCTTCCGTATCGCCAGCTGCTCCTTTACCAGCAGATGCCCCTGCACGCGGTTGTTGCTCACCGGCACGATGGGAAGGCCGTTCGTCATGAACACCTCCGCCAGGGTCTTGCCCGTGTCCTTCTGCCGCGCCCACATATCCGGCGGCGCGAACGTGACCACGATGTTCTCATCCGGCGGCGTCATTTCCAAAGCCCGCCGCGCAGCGTCCTGGACGATCAGGTCCTTTTCCTTCAGCTCACGGTAGATCCAGCTCCGCCCGTCCTCGTCCACCGCCGCCCAGTAACAGGCAAAGCAGTCCAGGCCGTAGTCGAAAGCCCGATACCGGGGCCAGCTCGCCGGCAGCTCACGGGGCGGACAGGTGTGCACGCCCACGCGGAACTCGGGGAAGTATGCCCCGGACAGGGCGTCCCAGTCGCCGTATCGGTGCGCCCGCCGCAGATTCTCCGGCAAAGCCGCAAGCATCTGGACGTACTGGGGACTGTTCTTCATCAGCGGCTCGTTGTCTTCCACGGTGGCGAAGATGAACGTGTAGTCCTCCGGGTTCTCGTCCGCCTCCGGGTTCAGCGGGTCTCGGACATACGCCTTGTCAATAAACAGCCGCTTCACCCAGCGATGCCCGACGCCGCCAGGGTTGCACGTCAGATACATCCGCTTCGGAATCTCGTTCACACCGCGGAGGCAGGAACCGATGTACCGGAACTCACGCTCCGCGAACTGCGTCGCCTCGTCAATAAAGATCCAGTCGTATTCCTGGCCCTGATACTCACGCTCCGACTCCACGCCGGACCAGTGCCCGAAGTGGATCGTGCTCCCGTTGTAGAAGTACATCGTGTGCAGGCTCCCGTTGTACGAGCACAACTCCTGCGGGAACATCTTGCACATCGGCTCTATGTGGTTCTTCTGCAGCTCAGGGTACGTCCGGCGCATGATCAGGATCTTGATGCCGGGATATGTAAAAGCACCCAGCCCAGCCTTGATCCGTACCGCGTGCGTCTTGCCGCCGCCGCGCGCGCCGCCGTATGCCGTGTACAGTGTCCGGGATTCGTAAAACAGCCTCTGCTTCGGGTTCGCCGTGCCGGGGTCCCACTCAAATTCAGTTTCCGCACTCGCCCGCTGCTTCGGCATTTTTTCACCTCATCCCCAAAAGGAACTCCATACCATACGCCATTTTTCTGATACCCGCCCTGCCCCACCGAGCATATATACGCCGCCCGGCGCTTCCTTGGTTTTTACTTGCCGGCGTCCTCGCCTACGCCCGACAGCTTGATCGTCAGCGTCTTCTCTGTCTTGACCTCCTGCTTGTCGGAGTAGCCGCCGTTCTTCGGCTGCTTCAATGCGAAGATCGCGCCCGTCGTCGCCTTCGGGTCCCGAGCCATCGCCTTCACATAGAAGTTCTCGCGGATCATCCTCAGCTTCGCAGCCGCCACCGCGTTCTCTTCCGACTTGATGGCCTCCTCCAGCTCCGGCGCAGTCACTTCTTCCACGTCCTCGTCGTCCTCAAAGACGCCGTAGACAATGTCCGAATTGATGAACTCCAACAGCTCATAGTCGCTCGGTACTACCACCGAGTTCTTGCAGCGGTTCACATACGCCCCGAACCGGTCTATCGCTTCCGCAAATACGTCCGGTCTCATGCAGCTCTCCTCCTTCCCTTTCGTCGTTGTCGCCATTTCGGCGTTTTTGGTTTCAAATGCGTGGTGATTCACCGGTTTAGCCGGTCGTCGCGGGGGCCGCCAGTTTTTCCGGTACCCCCTACCGGTCTCTGAAAATCTGGTAGAATACTGTTACCCTCTACCCCCTCCCCCTACCACCACCCCACCAGGGGCCGAGGGGGAGACCAGGACCAGCAGCAGACCACCAGGGGACCACCAGATATCACCGTTCTGTAATTCGGCATAATTAGATTTATGCCGATAAAGTCCGGAAAGCCTTGGAAACACTGGGTTTCTCAATTCGGCATTAATTACGATCTGTATTCTAACCAGGACATTACCACATTTTGGTCAATTTGACGGTGACAGAAAAGCCTATCAGCAAACCACCAGGAGACGGAAAAGGGCTGAAACCACCGGATCAGCAGTTTCAGCCCATGATAACGAATAGTATTCACTTGTATTCATGAATTATACAGATAGTATTCAAATGACGTGATCGTTTTTCCCCTTGATATCACTATGATTTGTCCATCTTCTCCCCTATTCATTCCGGCTTTGGATTGTATGATTATTCATTTCAAGCCGGCCGGCGGCAGCAGGTCCGGAAGCGTATCGGCAGCGGATCGGCGCGAGGTCATCCGGCAGCCTTGGCCGCCCTGGTATCATCTCATCCGGCGGGACGGCGGAGCCGGAGCCGGTGGCGACGGCGGAGCAAAAACCGCTCGGTTTTCAAAACGTGCCAAAAAAGAAAAGAAGCAAAAGAAAAAAGATATATCAAACATAAAGACAGCTATAAAGATATTTCTAAGGCTTACTTACTGATATCTTTACTGATATCCTAAAGACTATCTATAAGACTATCTTAAAGACATCTATAAGACTAACTGTAAGTATTATATTTATATATATAATAATATAATATATATACTATATAGGCCGAAGGCATTGGGCCCTAGTGCAGCTTGCACAAATTCAGCTCGTTGTCTTTGGTCATTTTTCCGAGCTTGACGGCATTAGGCCCTAGTGCTACAATAATGCCAGATCGAACGACGGCCCCGAAGCCGCCGAACCACTTCACAGCCGGCCAGAAGCCGGAGAAAAGGAGAAGCGACAATGACCGAAATCGAAAAACTCGAAATCACCCAGAGCAACGAATACCGCGAATACATCCGGAGCCTTTGCCGGCTCGCGTCAAACTACGTTTCCAGAATTCGCGTACAATTTGCGGAACGGGCATTTGACAAGTACCAGGACGAAACCCTTCGGCGTCTGGTTCTCGCTTATGGGGTGGAGATCCGCAAGCTCGATGAAACCCGCCTTCGCGACTTCACCCATGTAACAGAGTTCGGAGCTGTTACAGTTGGAACCCTCGAAGATTCTTGTCTTAATAACGCGAAGCATTACGGAGAGGCGATAAAACTACTTTTCAATATCTCCTAAACTCGTCCCGGCGAGTATAAACAGCCGTCAGGCCGGGAGCGTCCGCCCTTCGGGGCGGGGTCGGACCCTAAAATACATCACCGAAAAGGAGATTTTATCATGAAGTACTTCCGCAACTGCAACACCCTCGACGAGCTCAAAAAGGAATATCGCCGCCTCTCCATGATCCATCACCCCGACCGGGGCGGAGATCCCGAGGTCATGAAGGCCATCAATGCCGAGCATGACGAGGTCTTTGAGGTCCTGAAGAAGCAGCACAACGCGACCCACGACGAGCAGCACCAGACCACCGAGGCCCCCGAGGAGTTCCGCCACATCATCGACCTGCTGATCCGCCTTGACGGTCTCACCGTCGAGCTCTGCGGCTCCTGGCTCTGGATCGGCGGCAACACCAAGGAGCACAAGGACGAGCTAAAAGGCGCCGGGTGCCGCTGGGCCTCTAAAAAAGGTCTTTGGTACTGGCGGCACCCCGAGGACGGATGCTATCACCGGGGCCGCAAGTCCAAGACCATGAGCCAGATCCGGTTTAAGTACGGCTCCCAGGTCTTTGAGGGCGGCCAGGAGACCACCGGATACACCAGGATCGGGGCCACGGCGTAAGCCGTCCCCCATCCTATCACCTGTAATACGGAACCCCGGAAATGAAAAGGAGATACGAAAATGAAGGGTCTGAACATTTTCAAGATGATTAAAGAGGCTACGGTCCAGGTTGATGAATACAAGGCCATGATCGAGAACGCAGAAACCTATGACGAAGCCAAGAAGGCTGGCCTTCAGGCTGTCGGTTATGTGAATTGCCTCATCACGATGAGCAACACGATGATCTGCATGGAGAACAACGGAATCACCCAGCAGCTTGATTCCCTTGAGAATCAGTTCCTGTCAGAGATATTCCAGGCCATGGCCGATAACGCACAGAAGACCAACCAGCCCACCGAGCTTCTCTTCAAACTGTTCGACAAACGGGACGAGTACCACGAGGCCAGCGAAGATTGAACAAATCCCTCCCCTCCGGGGGAGGGGACAAATAGAAAGGAGATGACACCATGCACAAGAATTTGATCATCGACGGCGCCGACCTTGGGAAGGTCATCGGCTACCGACAAAACCGCGAGCTTAAGCGCTGGGTCTTCCTCATGGAGGCCGGCTATTACATCGGCATAGACTTTTCGAGCATCAAGCTCTTTACGTCCTCCGGAGATCTGGAAATCGTCACATACAAGCAATAAGCCAAAACGCCCGCCCCGGAGGTCACGAGGGCAGAAAGGATGAAAGCTATGTCGATCTATGATTTTCTTGAACGCCTTGAAACTGACCCCTGGGACCCCGCTTTGACCGCTCTGTTTTTGGGTGGTGACCCCAATCCCGGGAATGATCCCGAACCACAAAAGGAGGATACCCAATGAGCTACACCGACCTATTCCGGCGCTACGGATGCCCCGCCACTGAAGCGGAAATTGATATCCGCGCCTACTTGACCAGACCGGACAACCTCAAAGAAACCAAATGGATCACCTACAACGACGGCAAAGCCGCCGAGATGATAGCCCGCTGTCAGAAGATGATCGAGGCTTTGACGGAGTACCGGCAAGCCCTGGCGTCCCGTTATGCCGAGCTTGAGACAATGCCCTATTCAGATCGCGTCGAGCTGGAGCGGCAGCCGGCACGGTTTACCGGGGACCACGTCAAGTATTATCTGCGCATCGTCCGCCGGTATTCCGACGGAACCGAGACGGAGCAAAGCAGCGAGACCTTTTCAGGCCCCGAGCGTCGGGAAGCCCTGAAGCGATTTGAAGAGATCCGGAAGCAGCGCCCCGGCATTGAGGCAAAGCAGGACATAGAGCGCCGGAGCTGGGAGCGATAAGCCCCCGGCCCCGGCATTGACAGCGCATGATAAAATATTTTTGGAGGCGATAGCATGATTTCCGAAAAGAAGAAGGCCAGCAATTACAAGTGGAACAAAGAGAACATGGTAAAAGTCGGCGTTAATATCCGCCGGGACTATGCAGAGCAGATAAAGCAAAAGGCCGCCGACGAGGGCACAACGGTTCACGCGATTATCAAAGCCGCATTGGATGCCTACATGGACGCGCCGGCGCCGCTGGCATCGGAGCAGGAAGACGAATAAAAGAAAAGCCGCCGCGGATCTTTAAGACCTGCGACGGCTTCCCTACATGGAGGTGTACAAAATGGATGCCCTAACACTTTCCAATGCCGATTATATCACATTCACCGCGAACAAAACAAGAGGGCAAGGGGTCCCTATTTGGCCCCCTGATTCCCGTATATGCTGATATTGCTACATTCTTTTCGGGCTACGGACCAGAAGGCCGGGGGTTCGAATCCCTCATGCCGTGCCAAATGAAAAAAGCCCGCAATCCCAAGGTTTTCAAGGGGTTGCGGGCTTTTTCTTTTTGCTTTTTCGGCGTCGTTCGCCGTCCCAAAATACCCCAAAATCCCCTTTTATGGCCCCCCTTATGGCCCCCTAAATGGCCCCCTAACTTTTTCCCGATTCCAGCTTGCCCATGTATTCCGTCAGCTTTCCGATCTCCGCCGCCCGGTGCTTTTCCCGGATGTCGGTATAGATCTGCAGGGTGGTATGGATATCAGCATGACCCATCAAAGACTGCGCCGTTTTGGCATCCACGCCGGCCTCATAGAGTATCGTAGAGTAGCCATGACGAATCATGTGCGGCGTTATCGTCGGCTTGTAGTGGTGGACCTGGTATTCCGTCCCGTTTGCTCTGGTTTTGGTCTCCGGCTCGTCCCGTACCAGCCCCGCGTCCTTGCAGTAGTGCGCCCAATGCCGCCTGAATGCATTCTCCTGCATCGGTCTTCCGTCGGGGGACTGGAATATATACCCGGTGCTATCGTCCGTTAAACGTGCCTCCAGACGCTCACAGAGGGCAGGCAGAAGGGGAACCGTCCGGACGCCTGCTTCCGTCTTTGTGCTTTTCACCGTCGGCAGGCCGTTTGTGTACACGATCTCTTTGGTGATGCTTATGGTTTTGCCCTTGAAGTCTATGTCCCCCCAGGTCAGCGCCAGCGCCTCCCCTCTCCGGCAGCCGGTATAAAGCAGGAGATAGGGGAACAGCCCAAAGTATGCCGTGTCCACGCTGTCCATGATGATCTGCATAACGTCGTCCTCCGGTGCGCTGCGCTTTGTCTTCGGCAGGCCCCGGGGGATGGTCACATATTCGGCAGGATTTGACAGGATGTAGGGCGGATCGTGGACCACGGCATGGGATAGGATCATCCGCAAAACGCCGAGCTGGGTCTTGACGGTCTTCTGTGCGTACCCCTGGTCTTTCATCCGCATGATGGTGCGCTGGATCTCCGCCGGCTGGATCTCCGTTATCAGCCTGTCCCCGTATTCATCCACGGCCCGCCGGTATGGAGCCTCATAGCATCCCCATGTCTTTGCCTGGATCGTTGGCCATTTCTCGTCATGCCATTCCTCCGCCACTTCCCGGAAGGTCGGGACATACGGTCCGGCGGATAGAGCTTTATTGATCTTTTCATGGAGCTTTTCTGGATCTTTCGATTTGAATTTCTTCACCTTGCCGTCGATGGTGCGCTTGGCATAGTAAAGCCCGGTCTTCGCGTCGAAGCTGTACATGGCGGCATAGTCGATTTTCTTTTTCGGCATAATTTTTTTCAGACCCTTGTTTTATCACCGTCGATTGTGCTATCATGATCTCGAAGGTTGTCAGTTGCGCCTAGGGTCTTTCACATCTCCTTTCTTGGCACCACTTTCTTGGCACCACACTCTCAGGCAAAGGTCCCCCATGTTTGCGGCATGGGGGATCTTTGTTTTTTTACATCGAAACGCATTCCAAAGAATCTTGACGATCATGTCAGGTTATTTCTTCTCCATTCTTCTTTTGCTCTCGCCACTTCCTCTTCACTGTATCCTAAATCCAGATAACCTGTAAAATCTCCGTTTGCCGCCATATCGGCAGCTATCTGCCTTTTTCGGTCCAGCATAAGGTCTTCAATAGGTGGATGATTTTTCTTATACTCAGCCTGCCGCTTTGCGTAACGATCCGCTTTTTCGTTTTCTTTTGCAAAATGCTTTCCCAAAACGATCATCGTGAGCGCTGCCGCTGCGTTCATTGCCACTTGAATTGTAAGCCAATACTCTTTTGTAGATAAAGCAGCTGCAATCCCCAACACGCTATATACTAGCCAAGCTCCGGCAAACACATAGTAGCGCACACCTTTTTTTGTGGGCGAAATATTTTCGCACATCTGCATAAGATATCCTGTCCCATAATGAACAGGAAGGGAAACGATGGCCAAAAACAATGATCCGGCCAAAACCACTATCAACACAATTACCCATGTTTTGAGCCCAACCAGCAGGCTCAGGCACCAAAGCACCAGTTTTGTCAAGAGACCAAACAGAATATCCAAAACAACGATTCCTATAAGAAGCACAATATAAGACAAAATCTTTTTCATAGGTCACATCTTCCTCCTCAATCCCTCGGCAGCGGCACGCGCTTTTTCATGATGACGGTGCCGAAGCACATGATCTGCCGCTCGATATCGTCCCGGGGGATATGCCGATCCAGGTTCTTCCGCTCCCGGTTCAGGGAGAACAGATGCAGCATCCCGTTGTAGTCAACGCATACCTGTTTCACGAGGAAGTCCCCGTCGATCAGCAGCGCCGCCACATCGCCGTCCCGGGGATTGTCCCTGGTGCACAGCGCCACGGACCCGTCATGCAGATACGGCTCCATACTGTCCCCGTTTATCTTTATGGCGAACTCCGCCGGGGAATCCTCCGGGACCGTGTACGATGTCCAGGCGTTCCCCGTGTCCATCTCCCCGGCGCCGGCGGCAAAGCTGGTCCCCAGCTGGGGGATGCTCTTCACCCTTGGCCGCAGCTCTATGATCTCCGGCTTCACGGCCTTCATCCGCTTTTCCTCTATGCTGACGATCCCGCTCACCGCCTCTTTCCCCCAGTCATCCAGGGAATCATACACTTCGGCGATCTTCATTGCGTCGGGCGATACGCCCGGCGCTTTTTTTGTGTCCTCTTCGCTCTGCTTCCCTGTCATGAGGTATTCCACGGTGACCCCGAAATACCCGGCGATCTTATTTAAGTTCTTGGCGGACAAACTCTGTTGCCGCCCTTTTTTTAAGTCTGTCAAATTTCCTCTTGGCACTTCGGCCCGGCGACACATCTCGGTAATGGTCACACTATCTCTTTCGCAAAGTTCCTCTATCCTTTTGTATAAATCGCTCATAACAAACTCCCGAATTTAGTCAAAAGAACGAATTACCGATTTCCTTAATTATTCGCATTGACATAATACCGTTTCCGGTATTATGATGTGTATGGGGTTACCGATTCCGTTAATTCCCATTTCCCAATTCCGTAAGAAAGGAGGTTTCAAATTGCTATCCGTCGAGAAAGCGAAGAATATGTTTCCCAATCGCTCCTTGGAAATCCATAAGTGGGTCGATCTTCAAGGCCGCTGCAGCTGCTGTATGAAAGACCTCGGTCTGTATATCCGTGTGCAGGCAGAGAAGAACGGCGAGGACGTCCCGGAGGAGATATCCGAAGCATATTGGAAGATCTGGAACTACCTTCCCAATCCTTCCTTCTGCTTCATTGACGTTTGAGTTCTTCCGTCAGCTTTGCGAGGGCGCTTTCCGCACAGTGAACGCACGTGTCACATTTTCTCTGGTCTTCGCAGTAATTGGGAGTAACAGCAGTTTCCTCCAGGTTGAACCAGAAGCGCTTCTCCTCCCCGTAATCCAGGGCGCACCGAACAGTAACAGATATTTGCCGCATGACGTTTTACCCCTTCCCGTAATAAATGATAGTTGGCTCTCTCATTATATTACGTTTTTCAGTAAACGTCAACACAATAACGAAAGGAGGCTGAACATTGGCGTCCGCCACGAACTTTGAAAAGACCGTAAAGATCCGGCTGATCGAGATGGACAAGCCCCAGACCTGGCTGATCGAGCAGGTCCGGGAACGGACGGGGCTGTACTTTGACAGCTCCTATCTCTGGAAGGTCCTGAACGGCGTACTGAAACCGCCCGTGATCCTTCAGGCCATCCGGGAAGCGCTTGACCTTCCCGACGATGTCACCCCATAACCCCCCAACCAAGAAAGGAGAAACCATGCCAAAGGAAAAAGAGGACTACCGCATCGTCCTGGAAGGGCTGCGGGAATACTTCCCCGGACGGGAAGCTGTCACGATCCCGGAGGTGGCCGACTACCTCGGCGTCAAGTATGACACCATCAAGTACAACAGCACCTTCCCCCGGGTCCGCATCAAGAACCAGGAAAAAATGCTGCTGACCGTTCTGGCCCGGCGGCTGTCTTGAAAGGAGATCCCAATGCCGAACGAACTGCACCCCCTCCTCCGCCTGGCCCTGCTGATGATCCCCACCTGCGCCGCCCTGTACGGCTGCTGGCGGCTGTATCTCCGGGTCCTGCGCATTAGCTGGGAGGAAGACGAATGAACTCCACGCCCATTATCGCCGTCGTCCGTGCCGCCGGCTTCCAGTCCTATGACAAGATCAAGCACAGCTTTGTGATCCACTCGGACCGAACCGGCGTATCCCTCCGCCCGGAGGCGTGGGAGGCGGTGGCCGCCCGGTATCCTGACTTTGCGGCCACGCTTCCCGGCGCTCCCAAGCCGAAGCGGAAGAAGGAGAACCGCAAGAAGAACAATAACCTCCGCGCCCGGCTCTCCGACACCATGTACAAGACCGTCATGCGCTGGATGGCGGAGGACGGCATCAAGACACAGCAGGAATTTATCGAAGCCTGCATCAGCTGCTACGGCGAGCGATACGGAAAGGACTGGATGTGATGGCGACGGTTTTTGAATACTACCCCGTGTCCCATACCTATTGGCTCGACGGAAAGCAGATCCCCAGCGTTACGGAGCTGGTCTCCGTCTACGGCCCGGACATGGACGCGGACGAGATGGAGGAGCAGCTGGCCCCGGCCACGGAGCGCGGGACCGTGATGCACGATTACATCTTCCGCCGCCTGTCCAACTTTGAGCCGGAGGAGATCGAACTCCCGTCCATGTACCAGGAATACGCCGACGGCGTGGAGCTGTTCCTGTCGGAGCATACCTTTATCCCGGAGGCGCTGGAGCGGCCCATGTACTCCGACCGGTCCGCATCCTACGGCGGGACGCCGGACTACTTCGGATGGTTCGACGATATTCCGACGATCCTGGACTGGAAGTTCGTGTCCACCCTGTCCAAGCACAAGGTGGCGGCCCAGCTCGGCGGATACGCCGTCATGGTCAGCGACTTTTTGCGCCGCCCCGTGCGGCAGATGGCCGCCGTCCAGTTCCTTCCCGGCACCTATCGCCTTTACCGCACCGACCCGCGGACGGCGCTGTCCCTGTTTCTGCCCTGCGCGGAGCTGGCCATCGCCAGGGAAACCGTATTTGACCGCGGCACACTCATCGCACATCTGGAGGAAGAAAATGAACATCTATGAAAAACTGCTGGAGATCCAGACCAGGATCGACCGCATCGTGAAGGACGGACAGAACCAGTCCGACAAGTACGACTTCGCCTCTTCTACAAACGTGTTGGATGCTGTCCGTCCCCTTATGAACGAGCTGCACCTGCTCCTCATCCCCATCGTCCGGGACGCCCGGCTCCACGAGGGCCAGACCCGCAGCGGCACCGCCCGGTTCCTGACGGAGATCTTCCTTACCTTCCGCTGGTACGATGCCGACAGCGCCGAGACGCTGGACGTGGACTGGTACTCCCAGGGCGTGGACCTGGCCGGCGAGAAAGGACCCGGCAAGGCCGCCACCTACGCCGAGAAGTATTTCCTGCTGAAATTCTTCCATATCCCCACGGACAAGGACGATCCCGACCGGGACGGCAGGACCGCCGGCGGAGAGAAGAAGCAGAAGGGCACCGCCGCCGCCAAGGAGAACGCCGACTACATGCGGAAGCAGATCTCCGGCATCGTTGCGGAGATCTCCGGCGGGGACCCGGAAAAGGAAGCGGTGATCTACCGTACCTGGACGGAGTCCAAGACCCGGGGATATGAGGGCGTGACGGAGCTGTCCGCCATCAGCGACAAAGCCCTGGGCGCTGTGTACAACGTGGCAAAGAAGCAGTACAAGAAGCGCTTTTCCAAGGACTACGAACCGAAGGAGGCCGCCGCAGATGAAACTTAAATCCGGGGCGTCATGCCTCATCACGGGGAGCCTCCCCCGCTCCCGGGAGCCGGAAGCCCGGTACACCCAGTCCGGGAAAAAGGTGGTGTCCTTCTCCGTCAAGGCCGGCAGCGTCAAGAACGACGACGGAACCTATACGGACGACTGGATCAACTGCACCGCCTGGGGCGACATGGCGGATATCTGCGAGCGCCTCCGCCCCGGCCAGAACGTCCTGGTCTGCGGCAGGCTGAATACCCGGACCTGGACCGGACGGGACGGGGACGAGCGTACCAGCACGGAGCTGATCGTGGATTTTGCCTCGGGCTGCGGACCCGTCGCAGCTCCCGCACATCAGGGAGAACCCGCAGCCGCACCCACCTTTGACGAGCTGGAGGATTCCGACGGCGACCTTCCCTTTTGAAGTAGGTGACGACATGGCCAGAGAGTATTTCTGTGCCTATCACTCGCTTCTGGAAAGCCTAAAGCCTTACGGTGACGGGGAGGTAGGGCGTCTTTTCCGTTCGTGTCTGCTGTACAGCATGACCGGAAAGGAGCCTGACCTCCGTGGGAACGAAAGGTATATATGGCCCACACTGAAGCAGATGATAGACCGAGATCGGAAAGCCTATGAAAACACCTGCGCCACAAATCGGGAGAACGGGACCAAAGGCGGCAGACCTCCCAAAAACCGACCGGTTTTTTCAGAAACCGAAAAAACCCAAGAAGAAGAAAAAGAAGAAGACAAAGAAAAAGACAAAGACGAAGAAAAAGAAAAGACACCTGCTGTCGCAGGTGTGAGAGAGAGCGCGCGTCCGCGCTTCGCCCCGCCCACGGAAGAAGAGGTCGCGGCTTATGTGTCGGAGAAGGGTCTTGACATGGACCCCGCCGCCTTCTGTGACTTCTACGCATCCAAGGGCTGGAAGGTAGGCCGGGAGCCGATGAAGGACTGGAAAGCCGCCGCCCGGAACTGGGCCAGGAAGGACCACGAGCTGGGAATAAAGACTTCCGCAAAGCCGCCGCGCCCGCGAGGAGGAAGCCCAGCCAAAAGCGACGCGAACACCATGAGTCAGCTCCGGAGGCTCCGTGAGAAGATGACATCGCCGCAGGACGACTCTGAGACGATCAGGCAGATGGACCGGCTCCTGGAAAAAATGGAGGGATCGAAATGACCAAAACCAACCATGACCTCATGGCGGAATCGCTGACGTACGAGCGAGCCGCCAATGAGTTGCAGCGGATCTGCACGAGGTTTTTTCAGCAGATGGAGGAATGCCGCCTGGCATCCAAGCCCAGGGGGGAGAGCATAGATCCGTATATGCCCCTGCTGTACAGCGAGCTGCGGAAGCTTCTCAACCGCCTGCAGAACAGGTCAAACGAGCTCTGGCGGAAACTGGAGAAGCAGGCGGATATCAACGAGGACGGATGCCGCGCCCTGGCTCAGGCCGTCGTAGTGGATGCCGTCAAGTCCTATGAGAAGGCGCTCTGCCGTGGGGATCACATCGCCCGACTGGACGTGGAGCTGTTCGCCAGGGACGACGCGGCATATTACACGGACGCCGATGTGTCCGTGATCCTGCACCGCATCCGCCAGGCCGTGCCGGAGTTCCAGAAGCGGGCGCGGAGGAATCTCAAGACCATCCTGCAGGAGCCGCACAAGCCGGTTGGCCAGCACAGCACCCACTGTCCCCTGTGCGGCGGGGATCTGTACGCCGTGACGGACAAGCGCAAGACCATCGGCACGGAGAAGATCAAGTGCTCCGGCTGCTCCCTGTTCTGCATCGTGGAGGCCCCGGAATGACGTCGGAAAAGATCAGCAAATGCCTGTCCGCCCGGCTGGCAAAGTGGATGTATGACAACGACGTCACCCAGACGGAGTTCGCCGAGATGATCGGCACCAGCAAGACCCAGATAAACCGCTGGGTGAACCACCGCCAGCTGCCGCACATCGCTCTTTTCATCCGCATCCTGGACGTGACCGGCATCTCCGCCGACGAGCTGCTGGGCAGGAAGGAGCACCGCGATGAATAGCCGGCAGAAGGGAAAGCGCGGGGAGCTGGAGCTGGCAAACCACCTGAAAGCCAAGGGCTACGACGCCCGCCGCGGCGTCCAGTACAAGGGCGGCCCGGAATCCCCGGACGTGACCGGGCTTCCCGGCGTCCACATCGAGGTCAAGCGCACCGAAGCCCTGCGGCTGTATGAGGCGCTGGACCAGTCCACCCGGGACCGGGGGCAGGGAGAGATCCCCGTCGTGGTCCACCGAAAAAGCCGTATGCCCTGGGTCGTGATCCTGACCCTGGACGATTTTCTGAAGATCTACGAAGGGAGAAAATGATGAAAGTGAAAGTGAAGATCCGGCCCCGCAAAGGCCCGGACGTATACGACCTGTTCGCCGCCCTGCTCCGCACCGCAATGGAGCACACCAACGAGGACCAGAAATACTACATCAACCTCAGCACCTGGGGAGAAGACTACACCGTGCTTTTGATGGACGCGCACCTCCCGGAAAACAGCAGGTACATCACATCTCCGTCGGAGATCACGCCGGAGAACATAGGCGCCAGCATCGACAAGATCCTGGAGTTGGACGGCTGGTTCAAGCCGGAGGTAGCCAATGCCGAAAAAGCGTAAAGGCCCCGCGCCGAACGCCAACGAGGCGCAACTCAGAGCGGCAGCGCACAGGGGCATGGACCGGACGATGGTTTTCTGCCTGACGGCGCTGGCGGACAAATTTGGATGGGAGCAGGAGCAATTGGTCGATTTCATCCACGCCGTGGCGAATTTGGCCGATGGGGTAATAAAGGGCTACGTCAAGTACGAGGATCTGCACCGGGTCCTGGTCGATGAACAGGGATTGGAGTGGTGATTATGATGAGAGAAATACTCAGTCGGCTGAACGCATACCGCGAAGCGTTTATGGCAACAGGAGACGGAAACAGCAATTTTGCCATCCTTCTCAAGGATGCCGCGGATGAACTGCAGCAGTGCCGGGATGAGCTGTGCCTGCTGTGCGGACGGTACAAGCAAAAGCACCTTGGTGCCTGCGATGGATGCAGATGGAGATAGGAGGTTATGACATGACGAACGAATTAAAAAGTGTTGTCGGTTATGAGGGATTATACTCCGTAGACCGGCATGGGAATATAACCAATGATAAAACGGGGCATAGGATGACACCTTGTAAGAATCGTTGGGGATATATGAATGTCTGCCTTAGGAAAAATGGAAAGGGGAAATCCGAGAAGGTACACAGGATTGTTGCAAATGCGTTTTTGCCGAACCCATTGAACAAAAGGGAAGTTAATCACATCGACGGTGATAAAGCAAACAACGAGCTGTGGAACCTTGAATGGACTACTCCAAGCGAAAACAGGAAACATGCGGTCGAAACCGGGCTGATTCCGAGACGGAAAATACGAATTGTGGAAACAGGTGAAGTGTATCAATCTGCCGTTGAGTGCGCTAAACAAATAGGCGGGTCTTTTGGGAACATATATCACTGTCTAAACGGCGAACGGGAAACGCACATGGGGTATCACTATGAGTATGTCGAATGACGAGGCCATTAAATATCTTGTAAATGCGACGTACAGCGACGATTGGCAGGGAAACAATGATTTGCAGACGGCTCTGCATCTTGCCATATCCGCCCTGGTGCGTGACAGATGGATTCCGTGCGAGGAGCGCTTGCCGGAGAGAAACAAAGAGGCGCTCGTTTATGCAATAGGTAATACAGACGGCTTTTGGGGTACGTACGTTATAGCGATAGCGCAACGGTTTATATTCAAGTTATTTCCATCAAGCGAAGGGGAAGAGGAATGGTCGTCTCCGTGGCAGTATTTTCACACGGACTACAAAATCACCCACTGGAAGCCGCTCCCGGAGCCGCCGAAGGAGGACAAGCCGTGAGAGTGCTGGTTGCTTGCGAGGAGTCGCAGGAAGTATGCAAGGCGTTCCGTGCGCTGGGGCATGAAGCGTATTCCTGCGACATTCAGGAGTGCAGCGGCGGGCATCCAGAATGGCACTTGCAGCAGGACGTGATACCGCTACTGTCCGAAAAATGGGACATGATAATTGCGTTTCCTCCATGTACTGACCTTGCCGTATCAGGAGCGAGACACTTTGCGAAGAAACGAGCAGACGGGCGGCAGCAGCGAAGCATTGAGTTCTTCATGCAGTTTGTGAACGCTGATTGTCTTAGGGTCGCCATTGAGAACCCGATAGGTATAATGAGCAGCCATTACCGCAAGCCCGATCAAATCATTCAGCCTTATCAGTTTGGCGACCACGCTAGGAAGTCAACGTGCCTTTGGCTGAAAGGTTTGCCAAAGCTGGAGCCTACAAACGTTGTAGACCCTGGCGAAATAGTGAGGGGGGGGTACAGCGTGGGCGCAAGCCTAAATTATGCACGGGATGAAAATGGGAAAATTCTCCCGTGGAATGACCCCAGGACCGCAAAGGCTCGGAGCAAAACCTTCCCCGGCATCGCAAAGGCTATGGCTGAACAATGGGGCGGTTTGGAGCCGCCGAAGGAGGAAACATGAAAACCGTAACAATCATTTTGCCAGACGAGTTTATCTGCTGCGCTACTACTGCGGTGGCCCTGAGAGCGGGCGGAATCGCCACCTTCACAAACTGCTTTAATGTTTCAGATAAGGAATCGCAAACTGTAAGAATCCAAAAGATGAATGGCGACGGGCGATACGAGCTTGTCGATGTGGAGGCACACAATGAATGACCTGAAGGAACGCAACGACCTGATACGTCGTGGAGATGCCATAGACCTTTGTGTAATGGCGATAGACGATTCATGGGAGTATGACTACGCAACGGATAGGATGTTTGAAATCCCCGCCGTGGACGCGGTGGAGGTGGTACGGTGCCGAGAGTGCAGGCACTATAAGCCGAGCAAGTACAACGCAAGCACAGCACACTATTGCGGTGTGATTGATGGATTTCCGAAAGAGGACTGGTTCTGTGCAGACGGCCAGCGCAGAGAGGACGGTGACAATGGAAAGCATCTGTGAATCCTGCATCAACTACCGACAAGAACTGATAGAGCGTGGCTTGTGCAGAGCGCAGGACTTGTATAACCACTTCTGCGAGATTGAATCGCAAAACTTCTGGACGGCAGACGGATGTGCCAGTTATAAGCCAAGAGAGGACGGTGACGGGGAATGACAGACCACATGAAAGACCTTTGCGAGAAATTCAGGAACCGAAATCTACTCGAAGAACTTGCGTGGACGGCGAACTACCCGCCGAAAGGGTATGTGAACAAAGCCAATACAGACTACTACCAGTGGCTTGCTTTTATGGCCTACCAGACGATTAAGGACGGTAACGGGGATGGCTAAAGAGTACATCGACAAGGACATAGCGGTAAAAGGTTTGCGGATGGCCCATGACCTAGAAGGAGCCGATTTTGTGGCAAACATCCCCGCCGCCGATGTGCGGGAGAATATCAAAGCGGAGTGGATTCCATTCACACGGTTCGGGGAATGGGAGAGTGATGGGCATGGAGTGTTCAGGCCACGGTTGCTAGACGCAGG